TAGATTCTTTCCCAATAATCATGTACGCAAATTCTTACCGCATGACTATCGCTTGTTTTTAACTTCTTGGCGATCTCTTTTAGAATCTTCATTTCTTCTTTCGTGAATCTGACTTCAAAACGCTCTGTGTAATTTCTAACTTTCATTTGTCGTTATCCTTTCTACGTACAAGTATACATGATTATTTACGTAAGTCAAGAAGATATTTTAACTATCTTCGCCAGCCGTCCTTCAAGCCTCTTAATCTTCCAAAGCATTTCCCTATACTCTCGACGAGAAATAACCACAACGAATTGACCAAAATACTTGGCTGGCAATTTAATGCCGGATGTCTTTTTTCTATTACGATTTGTGCAACGGGCTAATTTTCCAATCCGTGTGTGAATTATCATCTGACCACCAAGCGGTAATTTACCCAGTGCTTCTTGCCATCTGTAACGTGTTCGGAAAATATCTCATGTCCTTCTGCTCTTAATAAACGGATCATTTCGGAAAGCCTTGTTATCCAGTATTCTTTGATCGCGGTCATGGTGTCGATGTGTCCGTGTTGCTTGAGGTGATTTAAGATGGTTTGTTTTTGGCTCATATTAATCCTTTTGTTTTTTTCTTTTTCCGTCTCCATCACAACACGGACACATTATTACGCCTTCACCATCACATTCAGAACAAAACGTATCCCTATCTTCTAAAGATTTTTGGTAAGCACGTATGCAATTTATTTGCTCCATGTCGCCAAATATCAACCTTACTTTTCCAGTCTTTAAATCTTCGAATGTTAAGCTCATTTTAACCCCAATCGTTTGCGATCCGCTTCTACCTTATCCCTAAACAACTTCGCCGTTTGTTTAACCTTTTCCTTGTCCTCAAGAAAAGACTTCATCTCATCTTCACTTTTGGTCTTTGCGTATTCTTGTTTTTCCTTCTTGCCAAACTTACCGGCCCTGGGCCTGTCTAGTGCATCCACTTTGTTGTCCTCATGTAGTCAGTCAGTCCAATTTTGTGCCGGATCAACTTTTTTATAATTGCTTACCAGATCAGGTGCTTTCTTAAAATCTTGCATTTCTTTATTCTTTTTTTCTATCCCCTCGCGGATTTCTGGCTGTTCCATCCATTTGTCGATCCAATATTGCTGTTCTTCCAGGGGAAGTTTTAAGATTGCCTTTTGAATTAAGTTTGGCGGTTGGTTAAAGTCAATTTTGAAGGGTTCAACTTCAAATGATTGCATTTCATTTAGTGAGTCGTTCATGTCTGCGCTCCCAGCTTAGAATTGTGTGATAGTGGCTTTTATACTTATAGCCCTTTGACATTATGCCGTTGTTTAGATCATAAATGCGCTGTTTAACTCCTTCATCCCCAAATCGGGTGATTAGCTTGGCGTGTTCTTCTTTGGTTAGATACACTGCAGATAGGTAAAGTTCTTTTTGGTTTCCCTTAACAATCCCTTCCATGTCTTTAACCTTATCTTTATCCATATCCTTATCCTTAGACCCTGCCAAGGGGCTAGCTAGCCCCTGCCAAGCCCCTTCTTTTTCAAGCCTGTCAATAACAGATTTATGGGCAGAATTATCGGGATTTAACTTTCCTTTGTACTGAAAATCAATAAACTTTTTTATAAACCATTTATTTTCAGATATATACAGAATACGCCCTTCAAACTTATATGAATCATGCTTGTATCCTTTAATATAGAAGTCCACTAAAGGCCAGTTAACCTGCCATATTCCAGCATGATCGCAGGTATCTAAAAGGTAGAACCAAAAGAGCTTCTGCTTTTCATTTAAACCACAGAACCAAGGGTCTTTCCATTTTTCTGTTTCAGTAAATCGTTTAGCCATATTACCTCAAAAAAAGGAACCCCGTGCCCAGAGTGTAGAAACACAATGGAAGGCAGACTTGCGAGTTAGCCAAGCACGGGGTCAACAAATCAATCTTTGGTTTTTGTATTGGATTTATCATAAAGTTTCGTACACTTTTTCTAACTCGCAATTCAAATATTATACCAATGTACAATTGACGTCAAGAAAATTTTTATTTATTTTTTATTGCAATAAAATTTGTGGGTGCTAAAATTAAAACATGAAGATTAACACAGTATCGGTCAAACCGAATGTATACAAGACTCTCGTATTTGTCGACGGGAGTTTTTGTATTTAACAAATATGCAAAGCAGAGTTCCAAAATATATTGGCAAGGCCAATGTGGCTTCCTACTGCAAGGAAAATATTAAGGTCTATCATATAAGTAGAGAGGTTATTTCAAATGAGTGGAGTAAAAGGTAAGTCAGGCCCTAAAACAAATTTTGAAAGATTTGAAGACGGCACGTTGTTAGCAATGACTACTTCATATCTTATTGCAAATTGGTATAAATTCGATGATAAGCAAAAATTACAGATAGCCCTTCCAGTTGCACTCAAAGGAATATCCGATAAGCACGAACACAAAGCCGATGATCTCATAACCGCTCTTTTAGAAATCAATGCAAAAAAGCCAAGAGAAATCAAAGTTGTCAGAAATCGCATCTAAGGTTGCTAAGAGGTGGCATGGGAATATTAAATGCTATCTTGAAGAACAGCTACAGCTTCCCTACCCTATCACAGAACCCCAGGAAGAAGTCCTAAATGCAATTCCAATAGCCATGAAAGAGCGCAAGCCTATTTACATAGCTTCCGGCCATTCATTAGGCAAAGACTTTCTGGGTGGTTGTATAGCTAACTGGTTTCTTGATACGTGCATACCATCAAAGGTGGTTCTTACCGCACCAACAGATCGCCAAGTCAAGTACATCATGTGGGCAGAAACAATGACCCGATACAATGGTAAGAAGATCAAGCAGGGAAATCCTTTAAATGAGCCGTATATTGAAATGAGAAAGGGTGAGTGGTTTTTAATAGGATTTACCACAAAAGAAAGCGCCGGAAGCGGTGGCGGCAAGTTCCAGGGAATCAGATCAGCCTTTAATCAGTGTATCTTAGTCACCGAAGCCCAAAGCGTTGAGGATAACATTTACGATCAAATTGACGGCATTGCAACGGGAGAGAATGTCTTAATCGTGTTTATGGGTAATCCCACGCGCACGGATGGCCGATTCGCCAAGGGGTTGAAAGACCGAAAGAATAACATTGTGTTTCATTTTAGTTGCTTGGATAGCCCAAATGTCAAGAGCCGTTCAATCATAATCCCTGGACTTGTTACCTATGAATGGGTAGAAGACAAGCGTTTAAGGTGGGGAGAAGGTGATCCGCGTTGGGTCAGTCGTGTGCTAGGACAGGTCCCTAATCAATCAATAAATAAGTTATTTGGTCCTGATGTTATGTCTAAGATGCAAGAGCGCCATGGGTTCTTAGCAAGGTTTTCTTTTAATAGGGGGGTGGCAGTTGACAGCGCAGGTGAAGGAATGGATGATAATGTATTTATGGCTGGATCGGGTGGGGAGGTTACGGATGTGTACACAACAGCCACAATTGCGCCAAGTGTCGCAGCGATCAAAGCCGTTGAGATGTGCAAGGCTTGTTCTGGAAACTTCATTATAGTTGATTGTGATGGCATTGGTATTGGTGTATGGCAAGAGCTTTCAAAGTTTTCTGAACAATATTTGTCTGGTATTCAGATTATTAAGTTTCATGGTTCAAGTGCGGCTTTTGATACAACCGATGCTGGCCCAGGAAAAGAAAAGAAACGCATCTACGCTAACAAACGGGCAGAGGCGGCTTTTATTGCTCGTGAGCGTGGGATTAAAGGAGCAGCGGCGGCTAACATCAAAGACGATTATCTATGCGAAGAACTTGAAGCAGACGAATGGTTTGAGAATAAGTCTGGTCAAATTCAGCTTATTGAAAAAAAAGATATCAAAGAAAAATTAGATCCGCCAAGAAGTCCAGGTAGAGCGGATTGTTGGAAAATGTTACAATGGGCATTTGAACAAAACTTTAAAGAGTTGGTTTATGCGCCAGTAAGCCAACAGATGCAAAGAGTCGCAGATGACAATTTCAGCAACACGCGCGGCACAGGCCAAGAGGACGTCAGCAACCTACAACAATACGGAGATTAAAATGTCAGAAGAAATGAATATTGAAAGCATTGATGGTCAGCCATTAGAAGGTCAGAACGCCAAAGCAAGCAGAGAATCAAAGGAATCAATCGCCAAACTGTTAGGCAACATCAGTGACCATCATCAAGTTATTGTGATCGCAAAAGACTTGACAGGACAGACTCCAACACATATCCATGTACAGGGACCGGCGAATGATGTTTGTCTTTTGTATGGTATGCTCGAACAAGCCAGGGATGCGTTTCAGTTATCAAATAAGTCAAAAGACTCTTGACATTTAATCCTTTTAGAATAAGGATATTAATTAATGAAATTCGCAGAAGAACCCATCACATTAGAACTGCTTGAAGAAGTAAAGCCACTCCTTGAAAAACATTGGGAAGAAATTGCACATTACAAAGACATTCCTTTAGACCCTGACTATGAACTGTATTTGAAGATGCAGTCAATGGGAATGATTCGCGCTTATTCAATGCGTGATGGTGATGCGAAACTTGTCGGGTACGCCGTTTACGTGGTGCGTCCAAACCTTCACTATAAAAAATGTTTAACAGCGACGGAAGATATTATATTCGTTGACCCCAATAAACGTGGATATGGGATGTTTTTAATTAAATGGTGTGATGAACAGTTAAAACTTTTAGGCGTTCAGATTGTCACTCACCATATTAAGTTTGCAATGGATTGGAGCAAGGCTTTAATACGTCAAGGTTACGAGAAAACAGATATGCAGCTTTGCAAGAGATTGGATAGGTAATGGCTATTGATGTTTTGATAGGGGCATTAGTTGGCGGTGCGTTGACAGAAGGAGTTTCAGCCTTAACATCATCTCCTAAGTCACCATCTCAAACAGCGCCCACAACCCCAAGTCAATCAACAGCCAACACAACAGCCGCGGCCACGGTCGCAGATCAACGGGCTACGTTGTTGGCGAGCGGTGGGGTCACGGATAATACGGGTGGTTTGGGGATACTCACAGGCGCAGATGTTAAATCTAGTTCACTGATCGGCGGTTAAATATGCCCCCTATTGTAAGCACAAATACAGACATTAAAAACTTAGTAGCCAAAAGCATCTATCTCAAAGGCAAGGATGGCAACCGCTATTCTTACTTGCAAGATGTCGCAAATTTTTGCATCCCTTCCAAAGCATGGATTACCACCATAAAAACAGAAGACATGCGCCTCAATGACGCTTACCTTTTCGATTCACGGGCAAGACTTGCATTAAGGGAATCTGCCGCAGGATTCCATTCCAAGCTTACCAGTTCAGTAAATAAGTGGCTTGGGTTCTCCGCGATTGACCCTAAGAAGAACCAGAGCGGAAACGTACAGCGTTACTTCAAAGAATGTTCTGACATTCAGACCGATATAAACAATGCCTCAAATTGGAATGAAACAATCTTGGAAGCGTACACCGATGATCTTTGGGCCGGTTCTGCTCCTATTGCCACGGAAGAAGATTGGCGCGATCACGTAAGATACACCTCAATACCAGTTCAGCAATGCAGCTATGAGCGTGATTACCGCGGGGAGGTCGTTGGTCTATTCCGCAGGTTCAAGTACACCGCTATCCAAATCAAAGAGCGATGGCCTAATGCAATCCCCAAGAACGTCAAAGAAGCGCTTGATGCTGATAAGTATTTCGAACTGTTTGACATTGAGCATTACGTTGGGCCCCGTGACGTTAGGGACGCTTCAAAGAAAGATTCAGTAAACATGCCATTTAGGTCTGTCTGGTATTACCCCGAAGAAGCGCACAAGTTTGATGAGAAGGGATACAATACCAATCTTTATGCCGTGCTTGAGTTCTGGATTCAATCCGGGGATGACATGGCTTACAGCCCTGCAATGGATGTCCTGTCTTCAATCAAGCTCGCCAACGCACAGAAGAAAACCAATTTAAAGTTTGCTATGAAGGCCGCCGGTGGCGCCGCGGCCATGCCGGCACGTTTCTGGCTAGGACGCTTCTCCCAAAACCCTGACGCCATGAATTATTACGACAAGACCAAATATACCAAAGAAGATTATTTTCAGATACCAACAGGCAATGACCCCAAGCTATCTGTTGAAATGATGCAGATGGAGCAAGAATTAATTGATCGCGGCTTCTTCCTGAACCTATTTAAAGCCATGTCCAACGTATCAAAGGACATGAACAATCCCGAAGTTAATCAACGCATAACAGAAGCTCTCGAACTTGTTGGTCCCGTTGTTGGTCGTATGACCAAGAAGATAGGCCAATCACAGCTCAGAGCTTTCGACATTATAAACAGCCGTGGGGTCTTTCCACCACCTCCAAGGGAGTTAGTTGACAAGAATAACAAGATGGACATTGGTGTTATATTTATGTCCCCTCTCGCCAAAGCCCAACGTGCTGCCGCTCTTGGAGGCCTTACCACTTGGTTACAGATCGTGGGCGCAATTAACGGTATCATACCTGACGCTAAAGACAATGTTGACGGTGATCGCATTATCGCGGGAAGTGCCGACTTCTTAAATGTTGACCCAACCTTTGTCCGTGAGAAGCGCAAGGTAGAGGAAATCCGGAAGAAGAACGCGGAAGCCATGCAAGCCCAGGCTAAGATGCAACAGCAGAATCAAATGGCAGACACAGCGCAGAAGGCAGCTGGCGCTCATAAACAACACAAAGAGGCTTTAGCAACCAAGTAAAGACAATGCAAAACAAAATCTTCCTAGCAATCCTCTTTACACTCATATTTGCAATAACCTCAATTTTAATAATACAATTTTATTTATACGCCGACGATGCACGTTGCTACTCAAACGATTGTGTAGACTATGCTGATTAATTTCAAAGACGCGTCCCGGATGCCGATCAAGTATTTGTGGCAGTTGATATATACTTTCACTTATGATAAGAAATCCTGTGGGCACATGACAAAGGATGTTATTGATAAGCAACTTATGAAGTGGAAAGAATTTATAAGGATTAACGAAGAAAGAGAACTAAACGAATACGGATTAGACCCATTAATGGCTTCCGTTCCTGTTGGTAAAAAAGGAAGCGTTATTGATGAAATGAAATATCAGTTGATAGGTATGTGTAATTTTGTTGTTAAAGAAGAATCGGGTCTTTTAGAATATGAAGTTGAAAATGTTAAAAAGCATAAACTTGATTTTAGGATGCTTCCAGGGATTTGTGATGTATTCCCAGAATATTGTAGATCACGCCGTAATTATGAAAAAGGTGCAGACGCTTTAAAGACCAACATGGAAGATAAACCGCACCAGTATTCAGTACCTAAAAAGAAACCGATGTATTTTATTGGGGGGGATGTTTAATGTGGTGTTATTGTGTGGCGGGAGCATATAACAGGAATTTTGGATTTTCTTTTTTAATTAACAGTGAGCGTCCTGATAAAAATTACGGATGGTCTTATTTCTCATTGATATTATATTTAGGATGTAGTAGGTTCTCTAACGGTAAAGAAGTTATTAATTGGGAGAAAAAAATTAATGCAAATCCAGCTCTGTGAAGACGACGGCCTATTCCACGATGGAGTACCTCAAATAGTCATCCTCGTTGTCAAGTTTGATGACGGCAAGACCAAGCGTATTCCATATCCGGCTGATAAGACCATCAGTGCTTTGTATCAAGACTTGAACGCTATAGCGCCGCAAGTTGCAGAAGCACCGCCAGAAGTAATTGAAGATATTGTCGTAATGGGTGGAATGGCAGATAAACCCAAAGAACATATTGCCACATTTACTAATAGACCACAGCCAAAAGCACAAGAAGATTTATCAAATGTAATTTGCAAAGAGGACATCGTTACCCTCATCAAACTAAATCCAAGAGAGTTCCAGTCCGGCACAGTTTCCCCGCTGATCGTTGGCATGGATTACCGAGTGCTTAAAGTCATAGGCCCGACAATCCCCACACCGGACGGCAAAGGAATTAAGAAGATCATCCAAGGCTTCGAGGTCATTGACGACAGAGCACCAACACCAGAGCGCATGGTTGTTACCCCTGATGAAGTTCAGTTAAAGAGCAAGCGATTATCCCAAGTGATTAAGAAAACCCAATCCGTTGAAGAAATGCTCCCATGTCCTGATTGCCGTACCTTAAACGCATTGACTTTGGTAGGAACAGATTTCAAAGGAACTTGCGAGGCATGCGGGAAAGATATTGACATAGGCCGAGTGATTAAGAAATGCTCATCAGTTGGTTGCGGTCAAGAAGTAAGCTGTTTTGATGTTGGCGGGAAGTACGAGGGATTGTGCGGAAAGTGCAAGGCTAAGATTGAGGTGGCGTATGCTTGAATATGAGAAATTGGCTATCCATGAAAGAATGTTTGGAGAATTTTTTCCTATGCTTGACGGGAATCAATCATTTCTTCCAGCATGGCAAGTGCTTGGGAATATCCGAATAAATGAACGTGTCTATGTTCGGTCGGTATTATATGACGCAAAAGAACACTCACGGAAAGAGGCGTTGAGAATGTTTTTGGTACAAGAAGATATCCCTGTAAAGCCTTTGATTAATATTTCCATTCAAGAACAAGAAAGAAGGATTGATAAGTATTTAAAGGAGCATCCAAATGCTTGATATCCCCTCACATTTAGACAACCTTGATAGACTACGCAAAGAAAGACCCGAACACATAACCTATACATACCAAAAAGTATTCGGTATGCCAGAAGGTGAGCTGGTATTGATTGACCTGATGGACAGGTTCTTTGAGTTTAAGCCCACAATGAATGACCGAGAGTCCGGGGCTCAAGCGGTACTCATTTATATTAAGAACACGATTTTAGGACAGGTGGACACTTCTAAATTCGAACCCAAGGAGATGCAAGAAAATGTTAGCTAACTTAGAAAAAGGCGATACAGTCGCCATCATTGACGAACTAGGACACACGCACACGGTTACAGTATTGCAAGTCAAGCCAGACCCCGAACACCCGACATCATTCGCAAGGTTTGATTATATTGACCATCAAGAGCCGTCACCCATGCGCCGGACAGCTTGGCCTAAACAGTTGTTGAGGATTATCAAGAAGACGGAGATTAAAGCGATTGACCCTAAGACACAAAGACAGAGCGATTTTAGGACAGCACAAAAGGCTGTCATAGTCGATGGTCGCACCTACGTTGAGAAGAATCCAGGGGACAGACAAGAAGTCCCATTGACCCCAGGAGTACCAGCACCCGAAGCAGTAGCATCTCCGGCCAAACCAGTTTTATCAAGAAGCACCCTGAAAAAAGGATAATATGCCAATACCATACGCAGATCAGACATTAGCCACAAACGCCGATCTTACTTCTTTCGATACGCCAGATTCTTTAGCTCAAGCCTACGTTGCTTTAAATACCAGAGTCAAGGCCGGTGGCGTTGATCTCTTAGGTGATGAGCTTGCCAAGGATCCCGCGATTACACCCTTTAAAACTATCTCGGACTTAGCCAAAGGCTACGTTTCAACCAAGAAGATGGTAGGAAGTATCGAGAACGCTCCCGAAACACCCGAAGGATACAAGTTCAATCCAGTTACCGGACTACATGCAAACGTCAAAGCGGAAGGTATAGTCAAAGCCCTGGCGCCGATATTTCAAAAGGCTGGTGTCGGAAACAAAGCCGCTGATGCCGTACAGCAAGGACTGCTCACGCAATTATCAGGCATGATGGTACAGCAAGAGACCGCAAAGAAAGAAATGCTCGCTAAGAATGAAACCACATTAAGGACAGAGTGGGGTGGTGAGTACGATGCTCGCATGGATAACATGCAGAAGATTTGGAAAAATGTTGGCGGTGTCGGTAACGTCAAAGAGAGCGGAATAGAAAATATCAGAGCCCTTGCAAAGTTGACAGGATTTCTTTCCGAAGATTCTTTGAAGTCTTTGGGCGAAGAACCAAAGGCGGCGATCACTGACGCAACGGCGGCACAAGCGGAGATTGCAAAATACACAGCGGAGATTTCAGCGACGGGTGGTAAGCATGATTATTATTTATCCGGCCCCAAGGGTGATGCGGCTCGCAAAAAGATGAATGACCTTTTTGCGCTGATGCAACCAAAATAAATTGTTTTTTATTTGACACAACAGTTTTTTTGATTTACATTTTAATTAGGATTATTTGATGTGCAGTCGGGAGGAATTATCCGCAAGGACTTCTCCCGACGGTAATCAAACCCTAACCGCAGTAAGCAGACCCTTCACCGGATTATCTGTTAAGGAATTAGAAATTTAATCTTTAACAGGAGGATAATCCCGTGGGAGCCCCTAACACAATTTATGTACAGCAGTACAATACTGCTATCTATCTCTTAGCACAACAGCTTGACAATCGTTTCGCCGGAGCCATCGTTGAAGATTTCAACTGGACAGGCGCTGCTAAATTTTATCCCCAGTATGCAACCGATTCGATGGTTGAGTTAACCACTCGTTTTGCCGATACACCAACCCAACCGGCCAACTTCGCAAACCGGATGGTGACGCCTCGTTATTTCGTTTCCAGCACCTTGGAAGATCCTAAGGATGCTTTGCAGCAAGCCGTGGACCCCAAGTCCGCTATGATGCAAGCCAAACATGCCGCCGCTAATCGCACCAAGGATGATTTGATTATCGCTGCATGGGGTGGTACTTCATACACAGGACAGACCGGGGCCACAGCAGTAACGTTCCCATCTGCAAACCAAATTGTTTATAACCAGTTCACGACCGGAAACGGTATGAGCAAAGCCAAGTGCTTGGCTGCCAAACGTATCTTAGATGCTGGTGAAGTCGATGCCACAGAACGCTTTGCCGCTTACACCGCCGCACAGTTGGAAGACTTGCTTAACACCACAGAAGTCACTTCCAGCGATTACAACGTGATTCATGCGTTGGTGCAAGGTGAAGTCCGTACATGGTGCGGTTTCCAATGGTTACATAGCGAACGTCTTTTGACCGACGCTTCTAGCCATCGGTTAAATTATTTCTGGCAAAAGAACGCTTCTATCCTTGCCATCCAGAAGGATATTGAAGGCCGCGTTGATGAGCGCATCGACAAGAACATGGCCTGGCAAGTGTATCTCAAGATGTGCATGGGTTCTACACGGTTAGAGGAGGCTCGGATCGTGCAGTGCGCATGTGTTGAAAATGCGTTCTAAACTTTTAAATTAACCTTTTCACAGGGAGAAATATTATGTCAGCTTATAACGGAGTAGTTTATACAGAACGCAGCGCACCAGTTCCGGGTGTGACTTCAACCACCACATACAACTGGATGACTGCCGGTTATGTGGATGGACGGAAAAAGATCATGTTGGATTATTATGTTGGGTTAGGCACGGAGCTGTCCGGCTCCACGCTTAATATGTGCGCCCCTCTTCCACAGGGGGCCATGGTGTTGAGCGTGTCAGTTGTTTCTAGCGCGGGAACATCCGGATTAACATGGAGCGTTGGTGATCTTAACTCAGCCACGCGCTATGTTAGCGCTGGTACAGGTATAGCCACGGCAGGGATCACTACCTATACGGGTATGATCAGCTCTACCACAGGTTGGTACGTTATCGGTACTAATCCTGGTACAGGCGCAAATTCCTTAACCCAAGGTGATGCTCAAATCGTTATCACCACAGGCGGAGCAACGCTCGGCACAGGTACGATCTACGGTGTAATCGTCGAGTATACAACGGACTAAGGTTCAGCGGGTGAAGGTGTGCTTGGTAGCCACCTCACCCGCATTAATTAAGGAGATAGTATGCTTAAGAAATTATTAATGGTTTTAGCTTTAATGGCTTTGACCGCTCCTGCCTTTGCGTCTGTTGGTGTTAAAGTCAACGGAATCTTAGCTGGAGAGGCAACGGATATAAACGTGGTCTGTAATTCTGGTGCAAATACTACAGGGACAAATATTTCACCGGATGGATCAACTTTTAACATCGGATGTAATCCAAACTTGGCAGAATCTGGTTTTGCTAATGCGGGTTATGTTTCATTGGCTTCGACAGGTGCAACGATTTCACCGAGCTATACCTATGTGCTTAAAGTTTTAGACACAGATGGTAATGCTGCTTTTACCGCTGGTAATTTGGCTAACGGTACGCCAGGCCAAATGTTAACCATCACAGCAATAGGTTTTGCTCCCGGTGGTGGTAGTGGAACGTATACATTAACTCCAACCACGTCTCTCACCTTAAAGAGTATTGTGTTCACCGCAAAGGGAGATTCAGTCACTCTTGTTTATCTTGATGATACAAATGGATGGATTAAACAGAGCGGATACGGTACTGGATTAACCATCAATTACAAATTGTAAAAAGGAATGGCGGGGGAGTAGAAATATTCCCCTGCTTTCTGATATGAAAATATATTCATACTTTGCAATTCTTGTATTTACCCTTCTCGCTTTAATCCCATCAGTCGATATTGTAATAAAAAATCCTCCTAGTCATTACTGGCCTTGGATGATCGTGATTGCCGGATTCTTAGGCGTGTTCACTTTGTTTATTAAAACTTCGTGGCCTGTGCGTGTCATTGCGATTGTTGGATTCATTCACTGCTTCTTTAGCGCTATCCCGTATGTTTCTTTTACTTCGTATGTATCCCTCGTCGGATGTTGTTATTTTTATATCATTTGTTCAAAGATTGAAGATTGGTCAATAGTCTTTAAGGCGATTCAAGCAATCGTACTCCTAAACATTTTATTCATGGTCATGCAGCATTTTCACAAAGATGGTGTTTTAAACTTCGGACATCACGACATCGAGCAGTACGGGACCATTGGATATCACATGTGGATGGCGAGCTTCGGGACGATCCTTGGGGCAGTCTTATTGCCGTTTAGTATTTTTAATTTATTCTTTTCTTTTGGAGTGGCTTTATTCGTTCATTCGACATGGACTTTTCTTTGCGCTTCGTTTGGTACGGCGGTTTATTTTTCACATAGAAACAAAAATAAGGCGGGGGTATTATTATTGATTCTTTGTGTCTTATTTATAGGATGGGCAATAGCAGATCACAAGATCATGGAGAACATGAACACTGAAAGCGGACGCATGGGGATTTGGGAACAATCAATACGCCTGGCTAATCAACACCCTTGGAAGGGTTGGGGGATTGGAACGTATAAAGATTTATTCTTCGGTCTTTCCGGACTTCATTGCATGGAATGGAAAACAGCTCATAACTTCCTTATTCAGCTTTGTTTTGAAATTGGATACCCTCTTACAGCTTGCGTGGCCTTTGGCCTTGGATGGCTTGCTTGGGTGATGTACAAGGCAGAACTTTGGGCAGAGCTTGCCGGACTTACCATGGTCATTCTGGACGCAATGGTACACACTCCTGATCGATTTATCAACATGGTTCCTTTAATGGTTGTTTTCCTCGCATATACAAGGTGGTCATTATGGCAAACGCGCTCTTTACACAGCTAGTCCTATTCAATAAAGCAATGTACAAGATTGGCGCTGCTCGTCTTGTTGCCAGTGATATTTCTAGCCCTTCTACGTCAGGAAATCCTGCGGCATTATATTTAACAGATATTTGGCCTTTTGAGATTCAAGAGTTTCTGGAAGAACATCCCTGGTCGTTTGCGGTTCAAACTGTGCCTTTGATCCCGCTTAACCCTTCGGCATGGGTTACATCAACGCTTTACAACGTGGGGATGTATGTACTGCAAGGAGGGTCAATCTATGTTTGCGCCATTCAACATACCTCTGGAGTGTTTGCCACTGATCTTGCCAATGGTGATTGGACTTTGCAGACTGGTGTGGCTCCGCTATTACTTCCATTGCCAGTAATGAATGATGGTTGTAATAACCCATACAATCTTCCAGCGGATTTTGTTAGTGTTTATTTATTCGGTGCGCCAGCTTTTTACCGAAAAGAATTTATCAAACCTCCGTACCTTACAACAGCGACGGAGTGTATGATTACAAACAATAACAATATCCCTGCAATGAAGTATGTTTTTCTTCAACAGGATTTGACACAGTTCAGCTCAAAGGCTTTAGAGGCGTTGGCAACTAAACTGGCATATCAGTTGTGTTTCAAGATTTCAGAAGCGGCACAGTACGCGGCAGGTCTTGAGAAAGATTATCAAGCCAAGTTAATTTCAGCGATTGCCGCAGATTCAAATACGACAAGTCCAGATCAGGCCGTTGCCGATGAATGGTTTTGTTCAAGACTATCAGGAGCGACAGGTGCGGTTGGCGTTGGAAATGATAATAATAATATTGGGTGGTGGATTCCTGGTGGGGGGTTCTAATGCCATTTAAAGACTTGGAAAAGAGAAGGGAATATCACAAGAAGTATCTTCAGGATTATCGTAACAAATATCCCGATAGGATTAAGATTTACAATAAGCGTGGTCGCGAGATTCAAAAATTAAGACCAGGATTTAAAGAGAAAGTTTTCTTGCTTTCAAAACGGCATTATGAAAAAAATAAACAGGAATACATTGATAGGGCTAAAAATTGGAAGTTAAATAATCCTGACGCAGAAAAAATATCAAGAAATAAGAATAGGAACAACTGTTTAAAATCTTGGGAGGGATTAATTCCATTAACAACATCTTGTCAGATGTGTGGTAAGGATATTTTCTTTAACAGAAAAAATCCATCACTTGCTATTTGCTTTGACCATAGACATGGGGGGACAGAAATTATAAAAGGTGGCCCACATACTTGGTTAAGAGATCATCCAAGAACACCAGATAATGAAAAGATATGGTTATCATGTGATTTTGGTATGTTGTGTATGAAATGTAACTTATCTTTACCGACGATGAACAGAAAACAGTTTAAAGAAAATATAAATAGGTATGTAAAATAATATGGGCTATAAAGGTACTTTACTTCATTCAAATTGGAGTTTAGGGGAAATAAGTCCCCGTAGTTTAGGAAGGTGTGAAGACACCAAACCTATTTATAAGTCCGGGGCGGCAATCATCGAGAATATGCTTATCGGCCAAGCTTGCTCTGTCGCCAATCGTCCAGGTACTCAATATGTTGCTCCCACAAAGTTTTCTACTACCTATCCGTCATGTCTTCGTAAATTTACTTACTCAGTAACACAAGCCTATATGCTGGAAATCGGTAATCTCTATATGAGGTTCTTTTCAAACTTTAATGGCGTACCCGGTCAGGTTGTTGTGCCTTCCGCTACAGCATGGCAAACATCAACATCCTATGTCCCTGGAAACTACGTCACTCAATCGGCAATTATTTATTATTGCCTCATAGCTCATACGTCAGGAACTTTTGCGACAGACTTGGCCGCTGGTGATTGGGTAGCGCAAAGTATTTTAGAGATTCCAACAATATTCCTTCAAGCGGATATTTTTAATATCATGACAGCGCAAAATGCGGATGTTATGTACATGGTCAATACCAACTACTTCCCGCAGAAACTTAGCCGCACATCAGCCACGGCCTTTAACATAGCCAATGTTCCTTTTGTGCGTGGCCCTTTTAGACCTTTGAATGTTTCAGCAACAACGATCACGCCGTCATCAGCTACTGGAACTACCACATTAACCGCGTCAACGGCTATCTTTAATGCTGGCCATGTTGGAAGCTTATGGCAGGTCGGTACGGATGGGAGTGTCGCCAATAGCGGGGTAGTCAAAATAACTGCATTTACAGATAGTACGCACGTTACCGGAACTGTACAGGCAGAGCCTAATGGCACGGCTGGAAATCTAGGGACAACGAGCGGCGTAACATTCTGGGCAGAGGGAGCTTTCTCAACTTATAGGGGATTCCCTTCGGCTGTTGTGTTCCATGAAGGGCGTTTGGTTTATCTTATGGGACAAACTTTGTATGGGTCAACGGTTGACACGTATGATGATTTTTCATCGGGGACGACTACAGATTCAGACGCTTATCAGTATCAGATAGCCGCAAGTCAAGCGAATACTGGAAGATGGCTGGCATCTGATACAGCTTTGGAAATAGGAACATCCGGGGGAAGCATAACGGCGGCTGATGGAAGCCCTGCTGTTGGGATTTCACCAACGACACCGCCTAACATAACCTTTGACAATAACTATGGGGTCATGTATCAGCCTCCAGTCATGCTTGGCGGGTATTTATTTTATATTCAAGCAAACACATTTACGATCAGGCAATTAACGTACGATTTGATTACAAGCAAATACAAAGCCACAAACATGATGGTTTTAGCGGATCATATTTTGAGGGATGGAAGTGGCGCGGTTCAGATGGCTTCCCAAGTATCACCTTACGACCGTATTTGGGTCGTTCGTGGGGATGGACAGATTGCGGTATTCACCCGTGACCCCGATCAGCAAGTAGAGGGATGGTCAAGGATAGTAGCAGGTCAATCTGATGGAGTTATCCCTGGGGGATTAGCAGGGACATTTGTAAGCCTCGACATTATTCCTATTGACGGCGCAGACGATCAGATTTGGTGTGTTTGCCAAAGGAAGATTAACGGAGTAGAAGTTTATTGGGTAGAAGTTTTCACCGATGAGCTTTTCAATAATTATTGGGAACCTGTTAGACTTGACGCTTCTTTGACGTACAATGATACATTGAATATCACAGCAATGACAACGGAAGTTGTGCCTAACAATGCAATGTACGACGACGCTGGCAATCTTATGTTTGACAGTTCAGGCGAAGTAATGACTGATTAAAAGGGGGATTAAATGAGAGTAATTTTTTTAATAATTTTATCTTTAATGTTAAATGGTTACTCATGGGCATATTTGACGGCGGGAAAAGTGGCTGTAACCGCAACAAGCTCATCGTCGGGAGTTTCTTCAACGTCACAAGATAGCGATATAAGCGATTCTGTGGGAACAAGTGTTGCGGTTGGCGTTCCCGTTGCTGTTACTGGAAACGTGAATATTTCAGGGACGTATCAAGTTAACGGTACGCCAATCAGCGCCACATCCAACTGGAACCAAAGTGGGAGTACGATTAATTATATAGCGGGAAATGTTGGAATAGGATCAGCAACCCCTGGTCAAGCTCTTGATGTTGTAGGTACAGTTAGAGCAACAAGCTTTTCTGGACCATTAAACAGTCCCTATGTGAAGGTAACTAATACACAAACATCTGGAACTAAAGGTGGTGATACTACATCAGGATCATGGCTGGTAGCGGTAATGAATACCAAAGATAATGATACGGCAAGCATAGCGAGCCTCTGTACAGCAAACGCGACTCCTGTAGCTACTTGCACAGCCGCTAATCAAATTGTTTTACCAGCGGGAACATATCGCGTAAACATAACATTACCTTTCTATGGTGGATCAGCCGGTAATCAGACTAGGTTATATAATGTTACAGGAAGCGCTATTCTTTTAAACGGGACAGATGTATACATCGCCGGAGGAGCTCCTTCTCAGATCATAGGACAATTCACTCTAGCCTCAACGTCTGCTTTAAGTGTTCAGTATGAAGTGACAACATCTCAGGTAGACGGACAAGGATACCCAAGCAGTTTCGGTACAGAGGTTTACTTAACAGCTTCATTTGAAAAATCACTTTAGGACACAATGGCTCTTAGCATCCTAACATTAACAGTCCCAAGCCACGGCCTAAGTGTAGGTCAGCAGATATTCATTGAGGGCGTTAATGGATTTAACGGTGCTTTGAATAATCAATCGTACTACGTGCTTTTTGTGGTGGATTCAAATAACTTTAAGATTGCCGCAAATGTTTCATTGACGTATCAAAAGGGTGGACGGATTCATGCTTACGTTTCGTCAGTGTCAGGACCATCACACTTGAACGGTCAGACGGTTGCAGTGGTTACAAACGGTCATAATGTCTTGTCGTTGACGTACAACAATGGAGTTAGCTTGCCAGCACCCGCTTGGAATATTTCTGTTGGATTGCCTTACAAATGGACTCTCCAATGGCTACCTTTAGGCGGGGATGGTCAGACGGTCAATCAAGGAAAGAAGCGAAAGCTGTACGATATTGTGTTAAGGGTGTGGCAGAGTTTGGGTGGTTACTTTGGACAGGACGCGAATCACTTATTTGCATTGCCATATACAAATCCAGACAACCAGCTTAATTTAAATATCTCACCAGATTACAATCCTTTAGCGACGGGAGATATTCATGGTACGGGTGTCGATTCTCAATTTGATGCGTACTGTATGCCGGTGTTGACAGGGTCGAATCCCCTCCCATTCATGCTTCTTGCATCAATTATGCGCAGCGAAATATCCGAGGATCGATAAATGTGGACAGAAGAACGAAAAAAACAACATAGTTTGAGAATGACTGGAAGAAATAAAAGACTTTCTCCACCAACGGCACTACTCTTTGCGAAAACTGTCATAAAAAAATACATTCAAAGGTAATTTAATGGGCGATGAACTAGCACAATTTAATATGTTAGCGACGGGTAGTGCTGATTCCGTTTCTCCGTACACAATGCCAACAGCACCGGAGATTCAAGGGTCAACCGTTGACTCTTCCCAATGGTCAACCGTTGACTCTTCCGGCAATAGCCTCACATTGCCACAGGGGTTGATAGCGGGTGGGTCGATATTAAGCGCCTTTGGTGACATCATGTCCGGGGATGAGTCACAGCAAGCAGATGACTATAACGCAAGCTTGGCATTGATGCAGGGGGAATTTGCTAATCAGCAGTTAGGCCTTAGCGAAACATCGACACTGTCAACACAGCAAGCTATGTATGCCAAGGCAGGGGTAGAGATGAGCGGATCACCGCTTGACACCGCTTTAAATACTGCAAGTCAATTTGAAATGGATAAGCAGATAAATACTTATAATGCGGAATCAAAAGCTAATATGGATAAATATGCTGGAGAAGTAGCTCAACAGCAGGGAGAGATGGGCGCTGCAAGCTCATTATTACAGGGCGCAGAAGGTATAGGAATGTTAGCTCTAATGGCAGGTTAGGAGAGTTATGGTTCAGATCCCAACATATACAAGTTCAAATAGTCTTAATCCAACACCTGAAGACCCGAAGCTTGCCGCTAATTTAGGAAATATGATTTCTAGTGTTGGTGATACAGTTTCGGATATTGGCGATAAAGTCCAAAAGATTCAAGGACTAAATGAGCGGAGTAAGGCTATACTTCAATTATCCGAAGCCAACGATGCTACGCATGACAAGTACCGCACGGATACTGACCTTGCAGATGCCTCTAAAAACTCACAAGATGCCCTTGATGAGAATATGCGGAACGCCGCTGACTCCATCAAAGACCCTGAAGCCCGTAATCAGTTCATGGTAGAAGCCACGCGCATGAAGGATTCAAAACAGGCGGCTATTGATACGATGATTCAGGGGCGTATTCTTCAACAGGGAAAGTTTGACATAAACGCTAGGGCCACAGCGGCACAGCAAGAGTATAATTATGCCACGTCACCTACACAAGAAGCAGACATTAAGAAAAGATACAATGATTATGTTGATGAGCGTATTCAATCCGGTGGTGTCAATCCTGAATGGGCTGGCTATCACAAGGAATTGCAGAATTACAATTTTGGTTATGGTAAAGCTCTCAATGATATTTCAATCATCAAAGACCCTAAAGCGGCGGATACCATAAGGCAAAAAATAGAGAATGGCGATTATGGAAGTCTACGTGATGTTGACGAGCAATCCGCTTTAAACAAACTTGATCGCAAGCAGACGTATCTTCAAAACCAGCAAAAGCGGAACATGGAGAACATTCAAGAAGCTAATGCCCGAGATCTAATGCTAATGAAACAAACCAATGACCCAAGCCTTGAGCAACATGCCGAAGAAAAATACTTTACTGGACAGATAAACGGTAAAACTTTTAATCAGATGACTAAAGGTACAACGATGGTATCTCCTGATACCGACGGACAAACTTATATTGAAGCAGTGGCTCATCTTGCCAATGGAGGTGTAGCAGATGCAAGAAACTTTATCATGGACAAGTTTAATGATAATAAGTTATCTCCACAAGATAGGGATAAACTTTACAATTTAAGAATCATGCCGATGGGTGATAAATACCGAAGCGTTAAAGATGTTATCGGTTTAGAACAAACCCAGAAGGACGCAACGGATAACTTCCAAAGACACTTAAAGTCTTCTTTAGATTGGCTTCATAATTCAGTTCCTTTTGCAAAATACTTGCCGGACTTTACTAAGCAAGAAAAGCCTGATGATAAGACTTTGGCTATGACCAGACGTTTCATTCAGAAGATCACGGATGGCAATGTACCTCCAGAGAATTACATCAAGACCGCCCATGAAGTTTCTAATGAGCAAAACCTTTTAGACAGGCCGGAGATAGCTGGATACCCTGAAAACGGGCAGACAGAACAAGACGAAGATGGCAATAGGTCAGTAACGACACCTGATGGGAATACACAACCAGAAGACGACAACGAAAGTTTTGGAGATAGATTAGGTGGATAATCAGCAAATAGACCAAGTTACCCCTGATGCCTTAAAGAACGTGCCCCAGATTGCGTCAACGCCTAAGTTTGACATTCAGAACGCACAGCCCTTGAAGACACCCCAACAGTTAGCCACAGGCGGGTATAAGCGCCCTCAAAGTGACTTTGAGAAAGGCCCTGGCCCAACGATGCAGAAGATAGATAAAGCCGCAAGCACACCATTTGCTAATCAAGTAGAAAAGCCGTACAGTTCAGATCAACAAGCCTTTGCAAGCGTATTTACTGGTCTTGGCGTTGTTGACATGATGCGTGGTGTTGAAACAAATAAAGAAAAGCCCAAACAGTCCGGGGATGATTTCAAGAACCTTACGAACGGACTTTGGGATAATGCTATGCGCGGTCTGTACGAGCCCAACAGCGTTGACACCACAAGCCAGTTTATTATGAAGAATCCCCATATCTTCGGTAAAACCAATTACCAGACCGCTGCAGTATGGGGAACCCTGGCAGAATTTACCGCGACAATGGCTGTTAATCCAGTAGGGGCATTACCAGAGGCTTTTGAAGCAATGTCAAAGGCCGGTCAAGATAGAATGTTATTTAATAAGATCACT